ATCATCTGTCAAGCCAGCCACCTTCAAGGCCTCGTGCACCCCGGGCGGGGCCTGAGTGCTGATTCCAGTCACAGCAGCAATTTGTTGCAGCAGCCCAGCTGGTGTGCCATATAGATCAAGATTGTTGAAATTAAACAGTTGTCCTTGATTCACAAGATCTTGACCAAAATTTTGTAGGTTGCTGTTGACTTTGGTGATGTCAGCAGTGATCATGTCATCGAGGTCAGTAAAAGTTGGCCCAAGGTACTCGTTGGCATTGACTGCGCTGTAGATAAAACGATTCAAAGTGTCAATGTAATTCTGCACAGCCATAAAACCCTGTGAGAATTTACCGTAGTCGCCGTCGCCCAAGTAAGCTGCGGCAGTTTGTTCAATCAGCAAGCTGAATCCACTGGGATCCAGAGTGCTGGCATCTGTCACAGTGTTGGGAGTGAGATATTCGTTTACGAGATTGGTGTAAGTGCCCACTGGTGCTGCTGGAATGCTGTTGCCCAAGGCCGGACATACTGTGCTGCCTATGCTGAGCAGACTATCAAAAGTGCTTTCAGTAAAATAACTCTGTGCTTTGTAGGCGTTGACAGCAGTCAAATAGTTGGTGATCAATGTAGTGGCATTAAAGTTGGCAATGGCAGTGGCCAAGGCAGTGGGCACAGAGTTTAGGCCTGTGTTTTGCAACATGGCCGATGTCACTGTCAACTGCAAAGGTGTGACCACAGATGCCATTAGCTTGCTCTCACATCAGGACTGCCGCCGCTGCGCGGATGCCCGCAGGTGTCGCCAGCACCTGTGAGTATAACAGGTACACCACCGGCTCGCACTGAACTTGAGGGGCTTGAAGTCACAGCATGGCAATGCACTGGTGGACATCTTCGTGCGCCACAACAGGGGTGGGGAGAGACAGGATTGCCGTTGACAACTATGGGTCTGCCATTCACTCGCACTGATGCAACGCCACCAGTGGCCACGCCACCTGCACTGTTTGCATCGCCCACTCGCTGTACTCCTGGCATATCATCCCATTATAATTTTCTTTTCAGGTACTCTTATACCTGTTGTGGCTTCAAGGTATTTCATACACACCGGGTCATCAGTGAGCGAATACAATGCCACGCTATTCATATTTAGTGTGGGGTTTTTGGCAGGATCTGCTGTGAACATAGACGGGACTAAGCCCATGCCTTGTGGCCCTGGAGCCACGCTGACAGGATGCTCTATGGTCAAATTGCTGCCATCCTGTGCAATCACTTTGGTAATAAGTTCCTCACCAGAATTTAATTTAAATGTGTATACTTTATTCAGTTCCATTATTTGCTTTCAGTTAAACGTACCCGGAGTTCGGTAAAACCGCCCACTAGCTCTTCGTCAAGAAAGATCTGTGGAACTGTGCGAGCATTTGGAACTGCTTCTAATAGGTCTTCGCGAGTGTATCCATCACCAATTTTGCGTTCTTCAAACGCAATGCCCTTTTGAGTGAGCAAGGCCTTGGCCTGATCACAGTAAGGGCAGTTGTACTTGCTCCATACAATGGCTTTCATTTTATTTTCCTTGTTTTGATTGGTCGTAGGTCTTGGCAAAAATGTCGGCTTTGACAACACCATAGTCCCCTGGACCGTGTTTGACAATGTAGTCATTGCCACGAGTGTATTCAAGATTGCCCCATGATGCCTTGACAATACCATCATGGTCAGCAAGTCGGGCAACCTTCATGATCTTCTTGGGTGTAGCAGTACCATCACCATTGTCGTCATAGTATGCTGCAAACTTGATGGGACTCACCGGATACTGCTCGCCTTTGGGTCCCGTGATAATTTTATGTCCCACAGTGTAAGCCACAGGACCTTCCAGGGTGTCTATGGTGCCGTTATCTATGGCAGTGCCATACTTGATGGGTGTTGGATGTTTGAAGGTTTCAAACCCACCCTGTTGGAACCATTCGTCGTTGATCATAAAGTTGGTAGTTCGTCGTAGTCTAGGTGATCGCTCATGACACCAATCACATAGTTAGTGCTTTCGTTCTCCTGCAGCGCAGTTTGTTTCTTACTGACATCCACGTGCTTGTTGAACCAAGGTATGGGTGTGGTGCGGGGAGCTGGCTCTTGATATTTGATGCCAATTTCTTTTAGAGCATTGGCTGCGGTATAATCCACAAAATCTTTGAGAATCTGTGCATTGAGTCCAATCACTGGCCCTTTGCGGAACAGATAGTCAGCCCAGGCCTTTTCTTCCCTGATCACGTCAAGATACATGCCATATACTTCGGCCTCACATTCCACCTTGGCCTGTGCAAAGCGCGGATCTTCCTTGACCACTTGATTGATCATCCAGGCGGTCCAGTCACGGTGCAAGATTTCATCTTGCAGAATTAACGAGATAATATTGCCATTGCCAATGAATATGCGATTTTCCACCATGGCCAAGCTGGTGGCAAACGACACCATGAAGCGGAATGCTTCGAGAGCATATGAGGCATTCAGCGCTAACCAAATGGCTCGGACGTGTTCGGCTTCGGGAAACTGCTCCAACAACTCTTTGCGACAATTGATCATGTGCAGTCGGTCATAATATTGTCCTACCGAACTGGCCATGTTGACAATTTCTTTGGTATCGTGGATCGTGTTAAAGACTTCCTTGGGCACATTGTAGATGTTGCGAATGATGTGGCTGTAGCTGCGACTGTGGATATTGGTTTCAAAAAATGTCCAGTTGTAAACCACTGCTTCCAGTTCAGGAATACTGATTACGGGAGTGAAAATTTGACTGGGGCCACGACCTTGCAAACTGTCCAAGGCCGTTTGCCGTAACAGATTGCTGGTAAAGATATGCCGCACAGTGTCTGAAGCTTCTTTGAAATCCTGTGCATCTTTGGTAAGACTGATTTCTTCAGGCACCCAAAAGAAGCCACGAGCTTCTTGCTCAAATTTTGCCAATTTGTTGTACTTGACTTCTTCAAATCGTTGGATGGTCACCGGTCCGGCTGGATCCAAAAACATTTTGCGATTGAGGTAGTCGGTGCGTTGTGAGAGATTGTACTGTGCTTGGCTCATGTTGTTATCCTATTGTAATGTTTTTTCCGGTCTGTGTCAATGGAACTGATCGGCTTCGGTCGACGAGCGATTGGCCACTGTTGATGTTGCGCCCACGGCTTCACTGATCAAATCAAAATAACCAACACCAACTTCGCGTTGGTGCTTGACTGTGGTAAATCCGCGAGCCTCGGCCGCAAACTCTAGTTGTTGTAAATCGCTGTAAGCACCCATACCTTCTTTGGCGTATGCCTCGGCAAGGCTAAATGTAGCAAGGTTCACTGAGTGGAATCCTGCCAATGTAATGAACTGAAACCGATAGCCCATTTTGCCCAGTTCAGCTTGGAAGTCTACACATTCTTGTCTGGTCAAATACTTACGCCAATTAAAACTAGGACTGCAATTGTAAGCCAGCATTTGGTCCGGAAACTCAGCGTGTATAGCATCCGCGAATTTCTTAGCCTGTGCGAGATCAGGTGTACTAGTTTCAAACCATAAGAGATCACTGTAAGGGGCATAAGCAAGACCTCTTCGAATACATGCCTCAATGCCATTTTTAAATTTATAAAAGCCTTCCTCGGTGCGTTCATTGATAACAAAATCCCTGTCTAGCGGATCATGATCCGAAGTAATCAGCGTGGCAGCTTCGGCATCAGTGCGAGCCATGATCACAGTGTCTACACCGGCTACATCGGCAGCCAGGCGTGCAGCGTTGAGTGTGCGAATCATTTGCGATGTGGGCACTAGAACTTTGCCGCCCAAGTGGCCGCATTTCTTTTCTGAGGCCAGTTGATCTTCAAAGTGTACACCGGCAGCGCCAGCTTCAATCATGGCCAGCATGAGTTCATAGGCGTTCAATGCGCCACCAAAGCCAGCTTCGGCATCGGCCACAATAGGCAAAAAGTAGTCGGTGGTCACAGCACCTTCAGCATGTTCGATCTGATCTGCACGTCGGAAAGCATTGTTGATGCCCCGCACCACAGTGGGCACTGAGTTTACTGGATACAGACTTTGATCAGGATAAGTGGTGTTGGCAGTGTTGTTGGCTGCGGCCACTTGCCATCCACTCAAGTAAATTGCTTTGAGTCCAGCTTTGGCATGTTGTACAGCCTGCTGACCATTGTAGGCACCTAAGGTATTGATATAGAGTTCGTTGGCCAACAGCTCGCGAAGACGATGCGCTCCGCGACGAGCCAAGGTATGTTCAATCTGCAAGCTACCTTGAAGGCGACGAACTGTTTCTGGTGTATAATTGCGTTTTTTCATAAATGTACTTAAAGTTTACATGCTTCGCAGTCAGCATCTTCAAGGTTGGTGTCCTCGAGCAGCGGCAACAGGTCTTCGTCCTGTGCCTTGGCGCCTTGTTTGTTAATAAGACTGTAATAGAATGTTTTGATGCCCCAACGATGAGCCAGCATGAGATTGGTGGCTATCAGGGTAGTGGGCACTTTGCGGTTGGAAAAGTGTGCTGGGTTGTAAAAAGTGTTGGTTGATATTGATTGATCTACATAGGCCTGCAACACTGCGGCTGTTTTGAGATAGCCTGCGCAGTCTGTTTGATCCCACATCAGTTGATAACGATTTTTCAGTCTGTGATATTCTGGTACAACCTGTGTGAGTGATCCTGCCTTGCTTTCTTTCACTGTAATCAGGCTCATGGGCATTTCAATGCCGTTGGTAGAGTTGATCACCACCGAACTGGATTCCACAGGCGCAATGGCCATCAGTGTGGCATTGCGAACTCCGTGCTGCTTCATTTGTTCACGCAGGGGCTCCCAGTCTAGCTCAGGCTGAAAGTTCGTGAGTTCGTTGACCCCAGAGGCTCGTCGCTCCCATGGGAAGATACCCTGACCATACCAGGTTCGCGCCGAATCTTTGCAAGCACCACGTTCACGAGCCAATTCCACGGTAGCTTCCGTAAGGTAGTATGCTTGGTGCTCCATCCAACTTTTAACCTCGGCCAAAGCATCCGCATTACCGTATTGGAGTCCGCGCTTGGCATGCCAGTAAGCAAGGTTAGTAACGCCGATGCCAAGCGGCTGAATTTCGTCATTTGATAACTGCGATTGAATTGATAAGAAGTCTTGGTAGTCCAAGATATTACACAATGAACGCTGAAGAATACGGCAAGCACGGCGCATGTCCTCAGGATTTCGAAACGCACCCCAGTTGATCGAACCGAGCGTACAGAGCGCGATCCGTCCTTGGTCATCGTCCAGGCGTTTGAACGGCTTTGTGGGTAAGAGAATTTCACAGCAGAGATTTGATTGGTAAATGGTGTGATACTCAGGATCAAAAGGACCTTGATTCATCACATTGTCAATGAACACTAGATAGATACGACCAGTGTCTGTTCGCTCCTTAAGGATGCCAGATTTGAATACCTCTTCTGCAGACATAGTCTTTTTCCGGAGGTCAGATCGTGCTTCATAACGCACATAAAGATCCTCAAAAAGAGCAGTGTCTCGGTAGAAGGCTTCATAAAGGTCAGGAACTTCATTGGGATCAAAAAATGTTATGTGTTCTCGGTTGCGGAATCGTCTCCAGAAGAAAGCACTAAGCACAACCCCATAATCCATATGACGGACTCGGGTTTCTTCGGTGCCTTGATTGTTCTTAAGCACGATAAGGTCATCAAACTGATGATGCCAAATGGGATAAAATACAGTAGCACTAGCGTTGCGAATTCCACCTTGACTACAACTCCTTAAATCACCGAACCATTTTTTCAAGAATGGTATCATGCCGGTGTGCATGATTTCGCCACCGCGTATGGGACTACCCAGGGGGCGCAATCTTCCTATTTCCAGCCCAATGCCAGCACGTTTGCTGGCATACTTGGCCATCATTTCACCCGAAGCAAAGATACTGTCGAGATCATCATCTGAACGAATAAGCACACAACTGCTAAACTGCTTAGTAGGAGTGCCCAGACCAGCCAACACAGGAGTAGCCAAAGTAAATAAACCGTCACTGGCGGCGTTGTAATATTCTTTGATATAGCGCATTCTAGCCGTGTTAGGCTCTTCTCGATGAAACACTGTGGCAGCGGCCACCATGTAGCGTACTTGCGGAGTTTCATAGATTTCCTTTGTGGCTCGATTGCGTACTAGATATTT